GTCAGAAGTTGTTCCGCAAGTAGTTGTAGGTCAGATTAAAGAAAAGTTTGGTGGCCTGCGTTTCTACTACAGTGGTGGCGACGCCGAGATTAGTGGAATGGTTAGTATGGCAGAAGCATGGGCAGGCAATACTTGTGAAACATGTGGTGCTCCTGGTAAGAGCCGAAGTGGTGGGTGGATTAAGACTCTGTGTGATCATCACGAAGCAGAGCGTCAACAAAGAATGAAACAATATGAAAATCAAATTAGTCAGTGATCTCCATTTAGAGTTTTCTGACATAAACATTACTAACAATGAAGGCTGTGACGTCTTAATCCTTTCTGGCGATATTATGATTGCCGAAGAACTATACGATCATCCGGATCTGCCCAGCATGAATAATCCGTTGGTAATTCGAGAGTTGAGTCGCGGCCAAGAACGAGTTCGTCGATTTCGAGACTTTTTAAATCGCTGTGCATTTCAATTTCCCCACGTTGTATATGTTGCAGGCAATCACGAGTTTTATCACGGTAAGTGGAATCGCACTATAAATGTATTACGCAACGAATGTTCTAAGTTTCATAACATCTATTTCTTAGAAAATGAGTGTAAAGTCATTGACGATGTTACCTTTGTTGGTGGCACACTTTGGACTGACATGAATAAAGGTGATCCGTTAACTCTACATGCAGTTCGCGACATGATGAGTGACTTCCGTGTGATTCTTAAAGAGGACGACGGCTACACTAGACTCAAGCCCGCAGATACTTGCGTTCGACATAAGAAGATGCTACAATACATTAAAACAGTGGTTGCAGAACAGCATGATAGAAAGTTTGTTGTAGTTGGACATCACAGTCCCAGCAAGCTATCTACGCATGAACAGTATGCTAATGAACACCTAATGAACGGTGCCTACAGCAGTGACTTGAGCGAGTTCATTTTAGATCATCCACAGATTAAACTGTGGACACACGGGCATACCCATCATCCGTTTGATTACATGATTGGTAGCACCCGAGTAGTTTGCAACCCTCGTGGCTATGAAGGCTACGAACCAGATAGTGGCTGGAACCCTAATATAGTATTGGAAGTATAATGCCTAGCATACAAGAGTTTGTTTTATTTAAAGATTGCATATGGATGGGAAATATCCCCGAATTAGATTTTGACCAACTAGTCGAGTTTGCCAATGATGTATACGATCATGACATCGATGGCCGACATCAAAGTAATCGAGGAGGATATCAAAGTCATGATGTGTTTGCTGGCGAACATAGATTTAAAAATCACAACGAATTTAATCAATTAATGGGGTGCATGGCTAATGCTGTCCAAACCGGAGTTAAAAATAGCTATGACAAAGATGTTATAGTTAACCCAGGTAACTCTTGGGTCAACATTAACCATCCTGGCGATTTCAACACCATGCATAGTCATCCGGCATGCGTGTTTTCGTCAGTAGTGTATCTTACTGACAACAACAGTCCTATTATGTTTGCCGATATTAATACTGCTAGAAGTAGCTATGTGGCATTTACTAAGTCAACAGACATATTTTTAGTAGATGTGTCTTTTTTCCCTAAGAAAGGGGATTATTTTATCTTCCCTTCTTGGACTCCGCATATGGTCGAACCAGCAACAGATAAACGCATAACCATATCAACAAATTTTCACTTAGAGGTATAAAATGGAAGAAGTTAAACAAAAATCAGTTTCGGAAATTATTAGAGAAACGGCCTACAACCAATCAGAGTTTCTAACACGCATCGCTATTCATATCGATACGCTAGAACAAGAAGTTGTTAGACTGTCTCAACGGGTCACGGATCTTGAATCAAAAGAAGTAAGCAATGACTGAAAATGTTTACACCAGTGATACTTGCCAGTTACAATGTGTGGACAACGACAAGACTATGATTGCCGAAGTTTTAAATTTTAAACCAAGCAAACATCTCAGTGTCAGCGTTTTACGCAAAGTAAAGTTAGAGATGACGTATAACGAGATCACTCATATCTACGAAGGTAAAATGGGGGGCTTGACTTTTGTCACGCCAGGGCCTATAATTACACATACAAAAACATCGAGATAAAAATGAAAATTGGACTAAGCTATAGCCGGTGTATCCGAGACATTGTCGACGGAAAAGTAAACATTGACGATGTGCTGATTATTATTACTCGCACAGATTTCAATCCGCACGACGACGAGCAGTGGAATGGCATTTGGTCCGGATATGGTGGAGGAACACAAAATCCTTACAGCCGCGGATTATTCAGTCATAGTAATCCAGAATGGGCTGGCTACGATGCAGAGGACAAGTTTCGTAGTGTGAGCATTATGCTCTACGATGATGGTAAGATGCATCAGCCACGTAAGTTTGGTGCTCACCCTGCCCGACGTCCGGAAATTTGGTTGGAGGCAGTATTGCCCGACAGTGAATTAGAAAAGAACCCTGCCGCTAAAATAGCATGGGAAAAGTTCCAAACAGTTGCCAGTTTAACAAATGTAAAATTAGATAAGGATTATCAATAATGCCAAATTTGGTGCCAATGGTTATTGAGCAAGAAGCTCGTGGAGAACGTAGTTACGACATCTACAGTCGACTACTTAAAGATCGTATTATTATGCTGGACACAGATGTTAACGAACATACTGCCAGTTTGCTAGTAGCACAGCTACTATTTTTAGAAAGTCAAGGCAATGAAGACATCACATTTTTTATCAACAGTCCGGGCGGAGTGGTTACAGCTGGCATGGCTATTTACGATACTGTGCAATTCATTAAGCCTGACGTTTGCACAGTGGTCATGGGCCAGGCCTGTAGTATGGGAAGTCTACTTGCTACTGCTGGTGCTCGTGGCAAGCGTAAAATACTACCAAACGCCCGACACATGATCCATCAGCCCAGTGGCGGTGCTCGTGGACAGGCTACAGACATGCTGATCCAAGTTGAAGAAATTCTAAAAATGAAAAAGACCCTAACAGACATATATGTTAAGCATAATTCAAAGGGCAAAACATATGAAGAATTTTATGCCGGAATGGAACGGGATAACTTTATGAGTGCCCAAGAAGCAGTGGATTTTGGCTTGGTTGACGAGATCATAGAAAAACGCCCATAAAGTGCGTAGTTAATGTGAACTCCTAGTATACTATAAATAACTATACTAGGAGTGTGCAATGACCCGGCGAGCATTTAATTGGTCCGAGTTGGATCGAACCATGTTGTATTCCATGCTCTACGAACTTAAACCAAAGATCGTAGACAAGCGGTTGCCTATTGCTGAAATTACCAGCATCATAAGTAAGCACATTAAAGCACTGCTTCCAATTAAAGTAACCAGCAATAGATACAAACCAGTTAAACCAGGGGAAGTTTGGATTGGTGGTGCTTACCACAGTTATCTTGATAATTTGGGCAACAAGCGTTTTATTGAAGTAGAACTGTCATTCCCAACCACAGCTGACAGTATGAAGACCAGTTTATATCGTTGGGAACGTATGTGTCGATTGTTTGCCGATACAGTGCTACATGAAATTATCCACACTAGACAATATCGTGCTAGAAACTTCAAAGATATTCCAGGATACGAAAGCACAGCCTATTATGCTAAAGATCGCAGAGAACAAGAGTATTATGGACACAGAGATGAAATGGGCGCACACTCATTTAATCTGGCACAAGAACTGATTGATAAATTTGGTGTTGATACTACAGCTATTGGCAATTATCTGGATAGTCCTGTTCCAAAAAGAGTTCGCCCAAACAGTTGGGGACGCTTTATGAAGGCATTTGGTTATGATCATAGTCATCCAAAAGTCATCCAAATGAAGCGTAAGATAATGACCCAATTGGAAAATGCCCACAACGGCAAACCATTTAAGACAACAAATCACTTGACATACTAACAGTTAGCCTGTATAATATACACTTATACAGTTAATTATTGGAGTCAACATGAGCGTGTGTGCTAGTCATATTTGGGACTTGGAGTGCCATCCAAGCCGACTAAACAAAGAAGCTATTATCGATGTTATTGCCCAAGAAGGCAACGATGAATTCTTTGCGGGTTGCCGACTTGCGTTAGATCCAATGATTACGTTTGGACTTAAACAAATACCGGAGAAAACAGATGAAGATGGTGCTGGCTTACCTTGGGATAGTTTTAGTCTCATTATTACTGGTTTTGTTAATCGTAGCCTCACAGGCAACCTTGCCCGTGACACTGTTGCAAAAATGATGGCCAGTGCCACCAAGGCACAGTGGAATGGATGGTATCGACGCATACTGATCAAAGATCTGCGTTGTGGCGTAAGTGAAAAAACCGTCAACAAAGTAGTGGAGAAGAAATATGCTCAGTATGCTATTCCTGTATTCGGTTGTCAGCTTGCTCATGATAGTGCTAATCATGAGTCAAAGGTATCGGGCAAAAAACTTATCGAAGTTAAACTCGACGGAGTTAGAGTCCTTACTATTGTTCGTAGTGATGGTCGGGTGGATATGTTCAGTCGCAACGGTAAAGAACTGGCTAATTTTCCCCACATAGTAGAACAGCTGAGTAATGTAGTGAAGACACATGGTTCTAGCAACAATGTAGATGTTGTGTTGGATGGCGAGATTATGTCTAGCAGTTTCCAAGACTTAATGAAACAGGTTCATCGCAAGGACAATGTAGAAGCAGGAGATGCTATACTTAATTTGTTTGACGTTATTCCTTTAGAAGATTTTGAAAAAGGTGTTTGGGACAAGACACAGTCTACTCGCAGTGACATGGTTTACTACTGGCATAAAACTTACAAAGACATGCTACCCAATGTAACGGTTGTTGGTCACGAGTTGGTAGACTTAGATACTCCAGAAGGTCAAACACGTTACAAAGAAATCAATGCACAAGCAGTGGCAGGCGGTTATGAAGGTATTATGATTAAAGATCCAGAAGCTGGATACGAATGTAAACGTAGTGTAGCGTGGCTTAAACTTAAACCATTTATTGAAGTATCATTGGAGGTAACTAATGTTGAAGAAGGCACTGGTAAGAATGTGGGAAGACTTGGAGCATTCGTGTGCTCCGGTATGGACGACGGCAAGCTCATTACCGTCAATTGTGGTAGTGGCTTTAGCGATGATAATCGAATTGAGTTTTGGAATAGCCGCAGTAGTGTTATTGGTAACATTGTTGAAGTCCGTGCTGATGCAGTAACACAGAATCAGGATGGCACATACAGTTTGCGCTTTCCTAGATTTAAAGGGTTCCGTGGATTTGTGCCAGGAGAAAAACTATGAATATAGTAGCACACCAAAGTAACATTAAAACCATTCGGCAGGGTGATGCCAAGTTCATGCTTAAAGACAAGTATGTTACTTGTCCAAGAGCCGGGTTTGAAATTAACGAAAAGTGCCCAACTGCATATAAGCAGATGTTAATGACTGCATTAGATCTTGGGTGGATTAAACCAGTAGCGCATGTATATGGAAAAGAATTAACCATAGATGCGTTACGTTGAGTAAATAAATTACAAGGAGAAAATTATGTTTGGAACAACTTATACAGGCGGAATGACTTATCGTTCTGCTAGCGAAATTAACTCAGCAATGGGCCGTGTCTATGGACACATGAGCCTTGCTGTT